TTTCGGGACTTTGCGGGAGGTGGGGGGACATAGCGGGACGCTTAAACCCTTGAGTATCAACGGTTTCCAAAACTGCAAAATTTTGAAAAAGGGTGGGGACCAATTTCTTGGAAACTTTTTCAACGGGTGGTTAAACTTTCCACGAAAATAGTCCCCACTTTGGGTTCCTCTAAGCCTTGAGTATAAAATGTTTCCTAAACGGGGATTTTTAAGGACAGGTTTCCAAAAATTGGGTTCACAAGATGAATACAAATATTCATTGTGTCAAAATTTGGAGGCTTTGTTGTGTTTGGAAAGAAGATTTTTAAATCTTTTAAGGATTACATCGCAAAAATAAAGTTCTTTTTCTACGCCTATCCATCTTCTACCAGCTATTTCAGCAGCTATGAGCGTTGAACCACTGCCTGCAAATGGGTCTAAGACAACCTCTTGTGGAAAGGTTGATTTTTCTATAAGAAACTTTAGGAGGTCTATAGGTTTTTGTGTAGGATGCAAACGGGGGGGGAGGAACTCTTTTAAAGAATAGAACATCCCTTTCTCTTTTCCCCCATAAAGGTCTTCGTCCTTTGTGCATAAAAAGGATTAATTCATAAGATGGGGCATATTGACCTTTGAGGTCGCCTGCTGTCCAGTTGTTCTTTACCCATACAAGCGCATTTTTAATTCGGAAAAATTTAGAAAAAGCTTCAAAAAAGAGATGGTAAGTTTTGTAGTGAGTGAAAACATAGGCATGTCTATTGTTTTTTAAGACCTGGTGAAAAAGGAAGGCGAGTTCTTCTAAGTCGGGTAAATAATCTTTAAATCCTTGAAAATCCTTAACCCTCCAGCTCGGGGTGTAATTGATTAAGTAGGGCGGGTCAGTTAGTAGTAGGTCTACTTGTTCAATCTCTTTTAAAACCTTGTAAGCATCTTCACAAAAAAGAATACCGTTGCCTAATTTGAATGAAGGCATTTCTACCTCCTTTGAGGTGGGATTTAGAGCTCCCCCGAAGGGGGAGGATTACTTAAAATACGAATTCAATCTTCACCTTTCCGTTAGGGAGCTTTTTGACAGCCAATCCAATTCCATCAAGGTCTTTGCCTATCAATTGTTTCAAAGTAGCATCCACGATATCAAAAATCTCCTTAATAGTAAGCTCTCTATCCGCCATAGCCTTACTAATCTCGGCGGATATAGTTGGGATAACCATCAAAAGTTTGAAAATATCCATCATTTACCTCCTTTAGCCTTCTCACAAGGTACAAAGCAAATCACTTTTCCCATAATGGTTTGCTTTTCTATCACGCAAACCTTTGTGGAGTTAGTTTGTGTAAATCCTAAAAGGGGTAAAGAAAGTAAGACTAACCCCAAAAGGAGCCTCTTCATTTTCTAATCCTCCAACGGTGGGAGTTTGTCTTTTGTAGCTTCAAAAATCTTTTGCTCAACCGCAACGGGGTCGTAGTTTTGGAGTTCTTCAAAAGTTTTGTTTTGGAGGTTATCTATCTCGTTCCAAATTAGGTCGTCATAGGCTTTATACCACGTAAGCAATCCCGCAGGTTCCTCATCCTTAGGGTCTTGGGAGTGCCAGTATTGGACGTCTCCTAAATCTTTGTAACCATACTTGTTAAGTATTTGCTGAAGGCGTTGGAATTCAAGGGTTTTGACTTGTTCCGAGTAGGCTTCTATCGCTTTTTGGGTAAACCTCTCTTGGTCTATTTCAATCGCTCTCGTTTTTGGATTGTATCTCCAAGTTTCAAATATGCATTCTGGATAGTTTTCTACCCTTACAAAACCTTTTGGGTTGAGTCTTAAAAATTCTTCCTCAAGCTCGGGAGGTATGGATTTAACTAAAAATGCGGTGTTGTCTTTTAAAACTCTAAAGATAGCCATTAGCATTCCTCCATTTCTTTATAGAGGATTTGAATTTCTTCTTCGGTTAATGCTCGGTTGAAAATACGGAGTTGGTCTACCATGAATCCAGCTCCGTAAAAAGTGTCGTGTAAATAGAGTGTCCCGCTGTTATGCTTAAATTGCTCGTTTGAGACATATTCGTCGGTTTTCTTGCTATTTAGATAAATTTCAAGTTTTTCTGAGGTTCGAATAAACACAACATGGTTCCATTGCCCCGGAGTCAAGATAGCATTCGACACGTCAATCCCTATGTTCCTGGTCGATACGCCATCATTTCTGAAATGGAAACGACGGATATCGTTTGTGTGTAAGAAAACTGCAGGCTGTCGGGAATTCCCGGACATATTTTGCCCGTCAGGAGTAATATGTAGCAAATTTCGCCACCCAGTGCCTCGTTGGGGAAGAAACAGCCACAGAGAGATTGTGATTTCTTTAAAATTGGGGAAGTTATCTATTTTTAGGTGCAAATCATTACCTATATTGATAGCTTGCCCCCATTTGCCATCCACAAAGCTCGGTGTTTTGTCTGCCTCGAAATCATACCTCCCACCATCATCGTTTGCGGTCCCTTCGAACCTATACAATGCAACAGCTGAGCCGTCCTCAAATATGTCAAACTTTGTAACCGTAGAGGGGACTACGAGAGTTCCCAATTGTCCTTTCCAAATTGCCTTACCAGAACAGTTTTTGATATGGACGAAAATCTCTCCCGTTTTGGTATTTAACCACAAGGCGTTGTTGTTTGGAGGAATATCGTTCGGGGTTGGGTCGTTTGGTTGTTTCTTCCAAAATGAAATTCCGCCCGATTGTGGTATTTGAGGGGATGGGAAACTCAAAAGCCGCATCAAACAGCCTCCAAAATCCTTATAGCGGTCTCACTTTCTGCAACCGCATAAAGTTTTTCGGTTTCACCCAAAAAGAACTCCATAATGACACCCGGGTTAATAGGAACGCCAATTTCGGGTGTAACTTCTTCGTAGCCTACATAGACAGTTTTATCGCTGGTATTTGAGATAACAATCAGTCTTCCCCCTTTTTGATTTAGTAGAGTTGGAGTTGTCCCCACAGTTTGTGCTCTTTGGTCAATTATCTTGTTTATCACCTCGGGGGTTTTGGGGGTGTATAGGTAAGTCATCTAAAGGTTGGAAGATAGAAAGGTTTCTAAGATTGTTAGTTTCGTAAACGGTGTTTAAATCCTTTCGGTGGTTTGTGATTTCAAAACCGCAAACAGGTTTGGGAAACGGTAGACAAATTCCACCTCAACAGGTTCTTTTGCAAACCCTTTTTCCAAAAGGGTTTTAGAAGCATTAACCGCAACCCCTCTAAGGTTTTCAATATTTGCGGTTTCTAAAGAGGAGAGTTTAACTCCTATTATTATTAATAAGGTAGTGGTCACTTCAAAAGAGCTTCCTCCCGAAGGGACGACTTTTTGGTCTTGCAGGTAGTAGGCAAAGAACGGGAATTCCTTTTGGGGGATTTCTTCGGGATTTTTGCTACCTAAAAGGTGTTTGTAATCTGGAAAGGAGTTTCTCAAAGCGGTCATAATTTCCGAGAGCATCTATCCCCTCCCGAGGGTTCCAATTTCCCACCAACTTTGAGGTGGCTTTAAACCTAATGTCTCGGGGGAAATTTGCTTGGCTTTTTCCTCAAAGAGTTCTTTGTAGTGCTTAGCTTTCTCAAAAAGGACTGTATCTTCCATTTGGGCGTTCCTTATTGCGGAACGGTAGCAGGCGTAGTAAACCGCCAAAAGTTTTAAGGTTTCATTAGGCAAACTTACAGAGGAAGGGTCTATTCCTTTTTGCCTTAAAAGGTTGTCTATGTAGTCATCCGCCTCTAAAATGTCTTGTTCTGTTACCTCCAAAAGGGGGTCATTAACATCGTCTAAGGTGGCATATTTGGGCATGGTTTACCCCCTCGTTAAGTTCTCTAAAAAGGTTCCCATAAAGAGCTTCTTGGTTTTTTCTACTCTTTTAGGGAAATTTTGAGGGAAGAAAAACGGTGAGGGTTTAGTCCCCGGATGCTTTACCTTCTTAGCGAATACTATCTTCCTATTGACTATAAACCTAAGGGCTTTCCTTCTTACGGGCTTGATTATGTGAGGACGGGTTCCGAATTCCAAATAAGGTGCATATTCGGCGTTAGCGTAAAGCTTAAAACTCCTCCAACTAAGTATTTTCAATCCTATAGACCTTTTCAGCGTCCCGGTGCGGGTGTGCTTATCCGCTTCTTTAATCGTGTCCTCAAGGTAGTAAGTAGAGGCATTTTCTAAAGCTATTCTTGTAGCTTCTTTAATCCGTTTGTCAAGGAATTTAAAGAAACGGGGAAAACGGAGGTCTAACTTAAGCATCAGCCGACCTTAACGTTGGTTATTGCGGCAACGTGCCAAGGTTCCTCAACCTTCATAGATGCATACCAACTTATTCTTTCCCTGCGGGCGTCCTTGTCCGGAAGCTCCCCAATATCAGTAATTTTCACCCCGCCTTGGTCCCCCATGTAGATGCCAGCCGTCGCGTTCTCCCCTAAACGGACTGCAAAAATTGTAGTTAGCTTATTGCCGTCGCTATCAGTTTCAACTGGAACATATTCGTTTTGGAGGATTATTACGCCCTCGTAAGAAGGAACTTGTCTCCCGAAATTGGGCACACTTACCATCTCAGGGGTGGTGTTTAAAGACCTCATAAGTTTTCTAAATTGAACATATGCTTTCGGGTGCATAATTAGGGCGGTAGGTCTCGGTCTCACCGCAGCAATAACTTCATCAAGCATTTCAAAAGTCAAAGGATTTTTCCCGGCATCAACTGTTTGGTCGGTAGTTACGTAGTCTTTTAAACCTCTCACATGGGTAGAAAGCTCAGGGTGGGTTGTTCCTTGAATAAAGAATTTTTTGAAAGCTCTGGTAATAGCTTCGGTTGCGGCTTTGACCTTTTCGGTGTAGCGGTCCACGATAGATGCGGTTGCAAGGGTTTCAAAGTTGTAAATGTCTACATGTCCTACAAAAGCAAGGATATAGGTTGACTCCTTAGTTCCTTGTGTATCCAACTCCGGTATAGTCCCCTTGGGGTCCACAGGTTGGGCTTCGGGGACGTTGCCGGTCCTATACCAGCTGTAAACATCGCTCGGCGACGCTACAAAAGGCAATACCGCAAAAAGTTCATCTATATCGGGCATAAATTCCAAAACAGCCCTTTCGGTTTGTTCTGCTCCAAGCCTTCCAGCAATGTCAAGCAAAGTAGCCATAGCTTACCTCCTTAATGTTTCCCAAACTTTTTAGCGGCGATAACCCTAAGCCTTTCCTCGGGGCTAAGTTTTGCTAAATCGGGGGAGACATGTATCCCGCTGTGGGAAGCCCCGCTTCCGCTTTTGGGTTGGGCAAACAGGTAAGGTTTCTTTTCTCTAAGCTCGTTTAGGAATTCCTCTAAAGGTTTCCCATCAATTAACACCTGTCCATTTTCGGTTATCTTGGCTTTATCTCTTACGAGGGTCATTAAAAGTTCGGTATCCACAACACCGGCTTGGGATGCCTTTATGGTTATTTCCGACCAGAGGACTGCCTCTTGGTATTTCTGGCGCCATTCTTGGGCTTCTTTTTGCAGTTTTTCTTTGATTTCCTCATAGCGTCCCTCCCTTTCCAAAATCTTCATCTGCATATCCTCGGCACTCTCAAAGCCGAGAGCTTTTGCAAATTCGTCCAACCTTTTTTGAACTTCCGCCTCAATGTCTATTTGTGGGGGCTGATTTTGTCCCCCACTTTGGGGTTGTTCTTCTTGGGGTTTTTGAACTTCCTCAGGCATACTTTAACCTCCTTTGCAAGTTATTGCGGAGATAATTAGGCGAACTGTAAATCCGAAAGATATAGGCACAACTATGCTTAGGGCTAAGATTAAAAGTATGAACTTTGTGGATAGACTTAAACGGTCTAACCTTTCTGCAAAATCGGAAAGAGCTGTCAAAATCGCAACTATCGGGTTATTAAAATTCCTATCCGCTATAGTGTTCTTAGTTTCTTTCCCGTTGTTTGTAGTTTCGGGAGTTTTGAGTATTTTAGCTTTTTCCATACTTAGTCACCCTCACAACACCCGCAATGTTTTTAAGGAGCCTCAAAGCCTTTTGGGCTATATCTTTGCGGTTATGCATATTGGCAAGGCGGTAGGCAGAGCGGAGCATGTAGCAATTGATAGAACCGTCTTTGTTGCGATACGGATAAAGCCTCTTTTGGGGGTCTAAAAAGTAGTCCCTTGGGAGTTTTTCCCTTTCCGTTT